AATAAACTCCATAAGCTACAGTACAAAGTGACCACTTGTGAGTATAGTGGTTCTTTTCAATAAGAGTTTTTGCAACATTCTTATTGATGCTTTTGAGGTAAATTAATGAGGGGTTAAAATACTCCGACATTATTTCATTATAACAATATAACTCTACCTGTCAAGATTTATATTATGTAAAAAAGACCCTTGGAATTATAAACCACTGTTTTTATCTTAGTTGGGTTAATTTGATTTATACCAAGTCTATCAATTACCTGATATGGATCTGGATGATTATTTATAGGCGCGGCCATTACTCTATCTTTTATCTTATATACATCCAAATCTGTGTTAACAATACTTGGATGATATTGTCTTACCAAAGGCATTACTCTCATACTGGTTTATTTATTGTTGGTTCTGCTTTTGTTACTCTGCTTGATGGAAATGATTTGTTGCCAAAGTCACTACCGTGTAAACTATACAAGTGCATCACCACACCGTGTTTTACAACTACATCGCCTAAATCATTCACTAATACATATGTGGGTCTATCATATTTTAACATTACAGCGGAACTAACCAATAAATGATTACTTTCACCCGCATCCATTACTCTTTGAGCATAATTGATGCCGTCGCCACTTATATTTAAATTGCCATTGATATCTTCCATTGGGATTACAGATCCACAATGTACACCCATTCTCATTTGTAAGTCTGGTCTATCTTTTACTGCTTTAGCTATAGCAACCGCACAATTCATTGCGTCTTCTAAATATGTAAAGAAACCCATTACCATACCATCGCCAGTAGGTAATATGATTAACTTTTCAAGAGCATTAGCTGTCTTGTATTGCATTGTACCTTTAATCAAAGTACCCAAATCTTTACAAGCTTTCTTTTGTTCATCGGTAGTCTTTTTACTATAAGCTACAATATCCATAAAGAATATATAACCTTCTTGTTCTGTATCCAATTGTAATCTACCTGATTTCACTTCCACATCAACCTTTTCGACCTTCTTGACAATGGATTTTACAGGCTTTGGAACTTCAACCTTCTTTTGTTCTTCTTTCTTTTCTACAACCGGCATATTCTTTAACTTCAAGAAGTCCTTCCAGTTAATCTTCTTTACAGGAGCATCTTTCTTTTTTGGTTCTTTTGCTGCTTGTTCTTCTTCTATCTTTTTAATAGCAGCTTCTTCTCTTTCACGTTTTTCAATAAACAAAGCTATTTGTTTTTTGACTTCATCTGTAATATAAATGGTCACATCTTTACCGCCACCACCTGTATCGTGTTTCTTCTTTCTTTGAGCACCTTTGGATTGTAAATAACTTTGCATTTCTACATTTCCAGTCTTGAATGCGATATCTAATGGAGCAATTTCACCCTTAAAATCCGCACCATTAACGTTTGCTCCCAAATGTACCAAAAATTCAACCATATCAACATCGTTAGCGTTAACGGCATAATGTAATGGCATCCAACCGTTCTTTTCGTCTCTACCATTGATTCTACCATCTTTATCAAAGAATCCTTGTACACCTTCAAAATCACCTGTTTCTGCGCAGAAATGAATGCTTATACCACCGGCAGATTTAGCACCGTAATTGTTTAGTATTTTAACAATTTCACCTCTATTTGTGTTGGATAGTACATCAATTGGGTTGTTTTTACCCAAGAAATCTTTCTTGTTGACATCTGCACTCTTTGTTGTAATACTTCTACAATAGGTTTAAAACCTTTTTGTTCAGCTACATCTAGTGCAGTATTTTTGCTAGTCCAATCTTTACAATTAGCATCTGCACCGTGATTTAGTAGTAATCTGACTATTTCTATTTGATTTTCTTCTACAGCGACAACCAGAGGCGGATTACCTGTGTCGTCGTCTCTTTGATTAACGTCAACTTTTTCTTTTTCTATACAATTGTAAACGTTATCGTATAGACCCCTTCTAATATGGGTAAAAATATTGATAGCCATATGTTTGTAGTGTTAAATTAGTCTTTTTTAAAACGACTTAAATCCAAATTGGGCAGTGGTTTTTCTATATTTAGACTTGACAATCTTTCATTTTGAACCACTAATTTGTTGCCACTAACAACCTTACCATCGACAATATCATAGATAAAGAATACAGTTTTGGTAAGTCCTACACGAATAATTCTGCCTGGTTTACCATCGACGTATACAACGTCATCTTCTTTATAATCGGAGCCAATAAACATAAACAGCGCAGCTGCAAGTTTTTCTATGCTCGATTTAAACATTAAAATTATCAAGCCTGCTAAGAACATCCAGACATATTTGCCTGTCATATCTTGTGCAGTTGATTCCAATACTTCTTGAGATATTACGTGTGCTGTATTTGTATCCATAATCGTATTTAGTTTATTAACACACAACGTTAGTTAACAATCTAAAACAATTATATAATAAATATATTTAATAATTTATTTAATCCACTTTTGTTCTTTTAAAATATCGTCGATTAAATCTTTTTCAGTGCTATCCATTTCTTTATCAAATCTCTTTAACACTTCGGTTAATGGATATACTCTATCAGGAGATTCTTTTTGCTTTTCTTTAAGTTCTTGGATTACATCGACTATTTTGACAAGAGGAGACTTGAATTCATCTACTTTGTTTTTTGATGCAAAATTGGCCAATTCAAATGCATGTGGAGTTAATACTTTTACTAAACTTAATAGTCCGGATCCGATCATATTGAATATACTAAATGCTGCGCCGGCTGCTGGATGTACTGTTGCTAATATTCTAAGTATAACAAATACTATAACGAATACGATAATAGCGGTCAATGCACTGATAAAGAACTTCTTTAAACCCCAAAATACCGCATTTAATCCAAACATACCACTCATAGCATCAAGAGTAGCCTTACTTTGATCAGCTTCTTTTGCAATTTCTTTTGCTTTATCAGTCATTTGCCACAATTCATCGTCATACTTTTCTTTCAAAGCAGACTTTTCTTTTTGTAGTTTGTTGATGATTTCGTCACGTTGTGACAATAACTGATCACCTTTCTTTCTTTCTTCAGCAACTTGACTATTCAATAGATCAACGGTAGCTTTAATACGTTTGATTTCATCTATATGAGGTGACCCAACTATAGAAATGACACGTTCATTTAGTGCTTTAGCAGTGTCAACTTGTACAGGCGCATTGGTTACTTGACTTAACGAATGTTGAATACCAATTGATAAAGAAGAAGTTTGTACTCGTTTACCCTTTTCTACCTTTTCCAACTCCACCATTGTATTGTCTACTTTGGCTTCTTGTTTCGCAACGGCATCTTGTGCCACAGTAACTTGCTTTGCGGATTTAACCTCTGACGAAATACATCCGGTTAATATCAAAATTACAATAGTATAAAACAGTTGTTTTTTAATGCTCATATAATATAAATATTACTTTTTATAATTAAATTGATATTTATGAATATGATTAAATTAGGTGATTTGATGGACAATCAAGAGCTATGTGGTATGGCTCTTATCCAAAACGTGGTTATAAGCACAAATAATATATGACAAATACTCCCCCTACCCCAACTGATATATCAAATGCACAGACTAATCTAAATAATATGATTGCGTTTAATACGCAATTTTACTCATATGGTAACTCAAAGATTCTAAATGCGTATGCTCTTCTGAGTCAAACTGACAATCAAGACTTGGGTTTACAAATAGGTTTGAATCTACTTACTAGTGCAATGGCTGCTTTGGGTGGTTGTGCTGGATTTGCAGGTGCATTAGCTGGTAATTTTGCTGCTTCTATGGTTGCTCAATATGCTACTAAAACTCCTCCTTGTTTAGCTGGGGAATTTGCTGATTTAATTAGTAGATTTGAAGTTATTGACATCGGCTACATATGCATTGGATCAATCTATTTGGTCAGTATTGCTTCCAAGATTTGTTATTACTCAATATCAACCTTCTACTGAATATCCAACCTCTCATTACACTGAACAAGACATGGAAAATAATGCCACTGGATTTTATAGTGTTAACCCCGCATATTATAATACTTGGTATTATGAAGCAGCTAAGAAATCTAAGAACGATGCTTATTGGTTAACTCAAAGCAATTTAGGAATTGGATGTTCTCTTACAAGTGATGGTAGTTTGAGTAATAGTGCATGTGATTATTTGTTTATTGATGCTTATGATGGAGTAATAATTAATTCACTTGGGTTATTCAATAGAGAATTTGTATTTACCAGTTTGAATATTCCTGTAAAAATTAAAACATTTGATAATACCACTCCTCCACCTCCTTAATTTTACTATAGATCGTGAAGATAGAACAATTGAAGTTATAGAAAACGTAAATTGGCAAGTTCAATTAGATAATAATTTACCACAATTACTTAAAGAAACAATATTTATACCTAAAGAAACATATCACCGTGTAATAAAAGGTGAGGGCAATTTAAAAGTAAGAATAACAAAACATATATGAAATTAATCGATTTGCTAATTGAAGTTAAAATGTACGAAGGAATGGGTCTACCTGCTGACAGTATTATCCCAATAGATCAATTTGTATGTAAATGTAAACATTGCGTAAATCAATCTCTATATGAAGCTATAAATGACACCGATAACAATTTGAAGATATGTTTGACCGAAGCGAACAAAAAGGAGCCTATTAGTTTTGAGTTGGCTGAATTAATGAAGAATATTGCCCGAGACACTCAAGGAAGATTAAAACTGTTGAGTGTATTAAACGATCCAAAAACACTGAAGTCTTTCTTAGATGACAAAGGATATTTGACTGCAATTTTATATTTGGCTCCTTCTGATTCATCAGGTCATGAAGTGTGTCCAAAGAAAAGTCCAGAATGTAACGCTGGTTGTTTGAATTTTGCTGGTAACCCCGCATATCTAAAAGCAAAATTAGCAGCAAGAACTAGAAAAACTCGTTGGTTGTTTGGTGACAAATTGACATCTGATGAGATGAAAAATATTCCTATAGATCCAAAAATTATAGATAGATTTTATGGCAAAGGTAGACCCGGACCCGAAGGTAAACGTGGTAGAATATTGAATCCAATGCGTCCTGAAGACTTCATTGAAAGATTACAAATTGAAATGGAGTTTTTGAAAAAAGTGGCTAATAAATACAATTTAAAGTTATCGGTTAGATTAAACGGTACGAGCGATCTTGATTTTCATAAAAAATTGGAAAGTTGGAAATCTGCAAATCCAGATGTTAAATTTTATGACTATACAGCCGTGTTTAAATGGGCAATGCAAAGTCTTGAAGATCCTTCAAAACCACATATGACTTTTTCAAGAAAAGAAACTTTACAAAACAATATAGAATGTGAAAAATATTTGAAGGCTGGCGGTAATATTTCTGCAATATTTGATGAATTACCAGAATATTATCGTGGTTATAAAGTAATTGATGCAGATAGAACCGATTTGAGATTTTTAGACGATGTTGATCGACCTATTGATCCGGATACAGGTAAACCCGTAGGTGTAATCGCCGGATTAAAGATGAAGGGATTTAGATTAAAAGACGCATTTACATTGGGTATAATACAAAATAAGGGACCAGAAGATACATTCGTAATAAGAACCAAGGAATTGAGGGAAAGATTTGGAGATAAGTATTTTACACAAAAAATTTATTGGGGTGATCGTGCGCCAACAGAGCCAAACAATATTACTGCTAAACAGATCTATAAAGATAAAATCAAGAGTTATTTAAATAAAATATCAAGTAAATTGAAAGGTACCGCTGATAAAACGGGTGAAAAAATATGATATGTGAATTAACAAATTATAAACTGTCTATTTTTGTTGTTTAGATATTTATAATTAATGAGTGCTAATGTCAAGAAATATTTGTATCTATTGGTTAAAACCCATTCTGTAACTGGAATGAGATATCTTTGTAAGAGAGTTACTACTAGTGATTCCAAAGCTATTTCATATAAAGGTTCCGGAACAAGATGGAATAACCATTTAAAAGTCCACGGAAAACATATAAATACAGAAATAATTGCTAAATATGATTTAGATAGAATTGAAGAATTTAGTAAGTTGTGTATAGATTATAGTAACAAATTTGATATAGTTAAAAGTGGCGATTGGGCAAATTTAATCATTGAAACGGGTAAACCCGGAACTAAAATAGATATTTATTCTGGTGATAAAGGAACTTTTTTTGGAAAGAAACACACCGAAGAAACAAAAGAAAAAATAAGTATTGCAAATCGTGGAGATAATAATGTAATGCGTAGAAATAAGATTGCTTTAGAAAAGATGATTTTGACAAAAAATAAACCGGAAAATAAAGAAAAACAAAGATTGATTGCAATTGAAGTTAATAGTAGACCTGAAGTAAAAGAAAAGATAAGACAATCAAAATTAGGATTAAATAATCCAGCTGCAGATAAAAATATTTATACACTCAAAAATAAATTTAATGGAGATATTATTAATGGTACACGATTTGATTTAATTGAACAAATGAAAAAATTAAATAGTAACAATCCATCTATTAATATATTAACAAATGGAGACATTGGTTATTTCTTAAAAAAAGACAGAGTTGTAAAAAACGTGAAAGGGTGGACTAAGATATGAGTGCTAATCTTGACTCCGATAGGGTAAGATGGCCTGGAAGTGGTAGCAGTGTTACCCAAGACACTGTGCCATTTGGTTATTACTTAAGCGAAAGTTGCAACACAGGATCTGGCGAAACTACATTTGAAAACGATTGTAGTAGCAGCGCTATGTGGGCAGCGAAACGTTTGGGGTATCCAATCATCGATATAGAAATGATCGATGTTAATTTTTACGCTTGTTTTGAAGAATCTGTATTGGAGTATAACCGCGTTGTTAATGAATTTAATATCGTTAATAATATGGTTAATTTACAAGGTTTACCTCAAGCTAAATACAGCAATTTAACAGGACTAGGTGTAAAAAGTACAGGTTTACCTTTTACAATTCAATTGAGTAAGCAATACGGAGCAGAAGCACTTGTTGGTGGCGAAGTTGAAGTTAAACGTAATTATGTAACTATTAGTGGAAGTATCAATCCATCTGCTACCAATCAGGTGTATGACTTAAACATACTAATTGGCCGAGACATTGAACATTTAACTGGTTCTCGTATAGAAGTAAAAAGAGTATTTCATCATCGACCCCCAGCTATTGCACGTATTTATGATCCATTTAGTATGACAGGTATGAGTTACAGCAACGTACTCAGTGAAATGGGATTCAGCGCATATAGTCCAGCTACACAATTCTTGATGACTCCTATATTCGAAGATTTGGAACGTGTACAAGCTATCGAATTCAATGATATGGTTCGTAAAAGTGCTTACAGCTTTGAAATTCTAGGCAACAACAAGTTGAGAATATTTCCAATTCCAACTGATAATTTCAGAGTGTATATAGATTACATCGTTGAAAGTGAACGTGATATTACTAACTTTTATAGCGGATCTCGTTATGAATATATAAGCGATCCAAGTGATATTCCATATGAATACTGTACATACTGTAAGGTAAATCAGCCTGGTAAACAGTGGATTAAAAAATATTTCTTAGCGTTGTGTAAGGAAACATTGGGTCGTATTCTTCAAAAATATAGTACCGTACCAATTCCTGGCGGCGAAGTAACTCTTGATGGTGCTGAACTTCGTTCTGAAGCTAAAGAAGAAAAAGATTCATTGCTTGAAAAACTAAGAGATATGTTGGAAAAGACGCTTCGTGTTAATCAATTGGAAAATAAAGGAAAAGAAAGTGAAGAAATGAATAAGATGTTGTCCCGTGTACCTTTACATATTTATATAGGATAAAACATATGGCAGCACCTGTATCTCCACAGTATCCAAAAACCGATCCAAAATTTAAACAATATTGGACATCAACTCGTAAAGATGTTGGCATTTACAATAACAATTATTCGCCTGGAAGATATTTTTCTCCAAGAGACATAAACTTCTTGGGTAGTGTAAACTCGGAATTAATAGGTGATATAATCGAATGTGTTGTTCAAGTATTTAAGATTGCTGCTTATGAAACCAATACCAATATTTATGGCGAAAGTAGCAGTGATAAAGGTAAAATTTTCTATTCAGGCATTGATTTAAGTTGTCTTGTGCAACGTGAAGACATAACTGCCGATGGATCTCAGGGTTATGGTCCTGATAGAAAACAAGATATCGTTTATAGATTTAGAGAACGTGATTGTATTACCACCAATTATTTTCCAGAAATTGGAGATTTGGTTCTGTATAATGAACGTTATTACGAAATTGATAATGTTGTTCAAGAGCAATTCTTGGGTGGACATCCAGATAAGTCTTGGAGTTTGATTGTTAATACACATTACACAAGACTAAGTAAACTTAACCTCGTAGAAAGACAAACATAATTTATGGCTTGGGGTCCAAATAATAATGTAAATCCGCCGCCAAATCCGATTGAAAACGCATCGGCTCAATCAGATGTTAAAAAGCTTTATAATAGAGCCAACGCAACTCGCCGTGACACTGATAAAGAGAAGAATTTCACAGTCACTTTATTAGACGTTGATACAGCTATTATTAATACTTTAAACAATACACTCAGACTTCAAGTTAATGATAATGGTGAAGTTGTAAAAGTGCCAGTTATATACGGCAATCCAGAAAGATGGTTTGCTATGAAAAAGTTTGGCAATATTAGAGATAACCAAGGCAAAATATTGTTGCCAGCCATAATGATTCGTAGAAAAAGTGTTGAGAATAACAAAGATCTTGCAACATTTAATCGTTATTTAAATTATGAAACTATAATGAATTATAGCGAGAAGAATAAGTATGACCGGTTCGATTTAATGAATAAAGGCGTATTTCCAAGTAAGCCAACCAAACAGATTTATAGTGTGAGTTTGCCAGTTCAAGTAAATATAACATACGAATGCATCATTTGGACCGATTATGTAGATCAAAATAATAAACTATTGGAACAAATAAACTACGCAGCTAAAGACTACTGGGGTGATGCAGAGAGATTTAAATTTAGAGCTAGAATAGATAGTTATAGCATCGAACAAGAAGTTAACGACGGTGAAGATCGTAATATCAAAACATCATTCGATATAAATGTCAACGCTTACTTGCTAAATGATAATTATATAACAAATTTAAACGGGGTAAAAAATACCACTCAAAAGCTATTTACTGTAAGAAAAGTAATGTTGCAAGAAAATGCTGTAGCTAGTGCTGGAGAAATGAGTGCAATTGAACATAATGTTATTAAAAACAGTAGTAATCTAAAAGATAGTCCATTGGATTACACAGATGTAACAGGTCAAGGTACAATGGCACTAAAGCCAAATGAAGTAACCAATTTGGATGGTTATAATAAAATACCATCAAATTATCAAAATACAATTAATACTCCATTTCACCCAGCTCCTAAATCCATCACTGATTATGGAGAAAATGGTTGGTTAGCTTATGATAGTAAATATATTTATGTATATCAATATCCATCGGGGTGGTTAAAAAGAGAAATATCTACATTTGATTATGATTATAGTAGTCAAACTTATATAAGTGGTTATGACTGTAATGGTAATCCCATATACACTACAGCTAATAGAAGACCTATAAATACAGCTTTTAGAATATTTCAAAGATTTCCTGATAAATTCTATCATCAAGTACCTTATCAATCAAGTGACTATGGAGAAGATGGCTGGGTAAGCTACGACGGTAATTATTTTTATATTTATAGTACAGGTCAATGGAGACGAATACCAATTTCTCTATTTAACTAAATATAGTTAATATTTATATTTTTTTAACACTATGTAGACGCTACTTAGTTGTTTTTGTTATATTTATAAGAAATGTCAACATTGAAAAAAGATCCATGCGAAGTTGCTCCATTAAAATTGGATAATGCTTTGTATGACTATAAAAAATTAACAGCGACTTTTAAAGATCCTACTACACCTCTGTTTCTTAAAATAATTGAAGAATTACGTGTTATCATTAATTGTAATGCCAATTTACAAAAAAATACACAGTCCATACAAGAATTTTCCTGTAATCAAAAAACAGATACATGGGTATATAATCATAATTTAAATTCGGAATTTGTATTGTTCATTGTATATGATCAAAATTTTAATCAAATAATACCTGAAAGTGTAACTTTAAACAATAAAAATACAGCCACAATAAAATTTTCATTTCCTGCATGTGGTTATGTTTTTGCTATAGGTAGTAATGTAAGCACAAGCGGTACATCTGGAACAGGTACAAGTGGTACTAGCGGTAGTAGCGGCGAAAAAGGTTCAGCTGGAACAAGTGGTACCAGCACCACAAGTGGTACCAGCGGTATAAGTACATCTTCAGGAACAAGTGGTAGTAACGGTACCAGTGGAACTAGTGGAGAAGGAGGTAGTAGTGGTGAAAGCGGTGGATTTGGTACAAGTGGTACCAGTGGTGAAGACGGAAGCAGTGGTACAAACGGCAGTAGTGGTATTTTAGGAGGAACAAATGGTACAAGTGGTACCAGTACCACAAGTGGTACAACCGGAACAGGAGGTACCAGTGGCACAAGTGGAAAATCAGGTTCTTCAGGTACAAGTGGATCATCTGGTACGAGTGGTAGCAGTGGATCGTCCGGTACAAGTGGTAGCAGCGGATCTAACGGTACCAGTGGTACAAGCGGTACAAGCGGTACAAGCGGTACAAGCGGTACAAGTGGAAGTAGTGGAACAAGTGGAAGTAGCGGAACTAGTGGAACTAGTGGAACAAGTGGCACAAGTGGAACCAATGGAACAAGTGGAAGTAGCGGATCAAGTGGATCAAGTGGAACAAGTGGAAGTAGTGGATCAAGTGGAACAAGCGGCACTAGTGGTAGCAACGGAACAAGTGGTACTAGCGGTACAAGTGGTTTAAGTGGCAGCAGTGGAAGTAATGGTACAAATGGTACAAGTGGAACAAATGGAACAAGCGGAACAAGCGGAACCAGTGGTACAAGCGGCAGTAGTGGTTCCAGTGGTTCAAGTGGAAGCAGCGGTAGTAGTGGTAGCAACGGAACAAGTGGATCCAGTGGGACAAGTGGTACAAGTGGGACAAGTGGATCCAGTGGAACAAGTGGATCCAGTGGTACAAGTGGTAGTAGTGGTTTAAGCGGAAGTAGCGGCACAAGTGGTACTAGCGGTACAAGTGGTTTAAGTGGCAGCAGTGGAAGTAACGGTACTAATGGTACCAACGGTACAAGTGGAACAAGTGGTACCAGCGGAACAAGTGGAACAAGTGGATCAAGTGGTACCAGCGGTAGTAGTGGTTCAAACGGGACAAGTGGTAGTAATGGAACAAGTGGCACTAGTGGGTCAAACGGCACTAGTGGAACAAGTGGCACTAGTGGAACAAGTGGCACTAGTGGTACAAGTGGTACAAGTGGTACTAGTGGATCAAGCGGAAGTAGTGGAAGTAGTGGAAGTAGTGGAAGTAGTGGAACAAGCGGTACTAATGGAACAAACGGAACAAGTGGTACGAGTGGTACAAGTGGTACTAGCGGTACAAGTGGTACAAGTGGATCAAGCGGACTAAGCGGGTCTAGTGGTAGTAGTGGAAGCAGTGGTACAAGTGGAAGTAACGGTACCAGTGGTACAAATGGTACTAGCGGAACCAGTGGTACAAATGGTACAAGTGGAACTAGTGGTACGAGTGGAACTAGTGGTACAAGTGGTACAAGTGGTAGTAACGGCACCAGTGGCAGTAGTGGATCAAGCGGATCTAGTGGAAGTAATGGAACAAACGGTACAAGTGGCACCAGCGGAACCAGTGGTACAAGTGGTACTAATGGCACAAGTGGTAGTAGTGGTACCAGTGGAAGTAGTGGTAGTAGCGGCACTAGTGGCAGTAATGGTACAAGCGGTTCAAATGGTACAAGTGGTTCAAATGGTACAAGTGGTTCAAACGGTACGAGTGGTACGAGTGGTACAAGTGGTACGAGTGGTACAAGTGGGACTAGTGGTACAAGCGGGACCAGTGGTACGAACGGTACAAGTGGCAGTAGTGGTTTAAGTGGAAGTAGCGGTTCTTCCGGTAGTAATGGAACTAACGGAACCAGCGGAACCAGTGGTACAAGTGGTACTAATGGTACAAGTGGTAGTAGTGGAACTAGTGGAACTAACGGTACTAGCGGCACAAGTGGTACTAACGGCACAAGTGGTTCAAGTGGTTCAAGTGGAACAAACGGAACGAGTGGAACAAACGGAACTAGTGGAACTAGTGGAACTAACGGTACTAGCGGTACAAGTGGTACTAGCGGTACAAGTGGTACAAGTGGTACAAGTGGTACTAGCGGATCAAATGGTACAAGTGGTTCAAGTGGATCAAATGGTACAAGCGGAAGTAGTGGTTCAAGTGGTACAAGTGGTACAAGTGGAACTAACGGTACTAGCGGCTCAAACGGAACCAGTGGATCAAGTGGTAGTAGTGGTTTAAGCGGAAGTAGCGGCACAAGTGGAACGAGTGGTACAAGTGGTAGTAATGGCACAAGCGGCTCAAATGGAACCAGTGGTACAAGCGGTACAAGTGGATCAAATGGAACTAGTGGCACAAGTGGTACAAGCGGCACAAGTGGATCAAATGGTACAAGCGGAAGTAGTGGTTCAAGTGGTTCAAGTGGTACAAGTGGAACTAACGGTACAAGCGGCTCAAACGGAACCAGTGGATCAAGTGGTAGTAGTGGTTTAAGCGGAAGTAGCGGCACAAGTGGAACGAGTGGTACAAGTG